CAGCTCGAAAACAAGGACGACGGCAATGGCAACGCTTGACAGCTTCCGCGAAGCCACAGGCGAACCCATCCAACTCGACCTAGCCAACGGCTACATCGCAGACATACGCCTCAACGCCGGCGACATCAACGGCCGCACCATCACCGTCGAACTCACCGACAACGGCACACCCATCACCACAACCGCCGAAATCACCTGCGCGCTCGACTACAACACCAGTCCCGGCAGCAGCCTCGGCGACCGCGTGACCATGAGCCCGGTCAGCGGCGCGGCCACGGCCACGTTCCGCGCAGCGGTGCCCCGCAAGGCGCTCGCCAAGCCCGGACGCATCCTGTTGGGCATCGAGATCAGCAGCGGCGGCCACAAGGTGTGCTCGCGCAACTTCTACGGGCTCGTGGAACGCGCCGTGTTCGACGCCACGTCACCCGACGCGGACGACAAGCTCGGCCGGATCGAACAGCTCATCCTCGACGCCGACAAGGCAACCAGCAGCGCCAACACCGCAGCAGGCAAGGCCAACACGGCCGCGACGGCGGCGAACACGGCGGCCGCGGCCGCGAACACCGCCACAGGCAAGGCCAACACCGCCACCACGAACGCCAGCGCGGCGGCCACGGCCGCGAGCACTGCGGCATCCAAGGCGAACGGCGCGGCTAGCTCGGCCACCACGGCCGCATCCAACGCCAACGACAAGGCCACGGCGGCAGACACGGCCGCGACCGCAGCGGCCACGGCGGCCGGCAAGGCCAACGACGCCGCATCCAAGGCAACCAGCGCCGCCGGCGACGCACGCGACGCCGCCGAAGCAGCCCGCACCTCGACCATCGAATACGCGCAGCTCTCCGACGACTGCAAGGAAAAGATCGCCGCCAGCGCCAGCGCGGGCGTGGTCTTCGCCACACAGGCCGAAATCGACGAACAGTACGAGACCGTGATCGAACCCGCCCTGGGCGGCGACGCGATCCATCCCCTCACCCAAGACGACATCGATTGGGCGCTCTCCATCATCAACCAGTAGGAAGGAACATCATGGCGAACACGCAGAAGGTCATGACCTTGGAGGACACCGCCAAGCTCATCGCCAAAGTCCACGCCAACGCCACAGGCGGCGCGAAGTTCGAATACGACAACGCCAAGGGCGAATACGGCAACATCGCCGCCTACATGGCCGCCCACAAGGACGGCAAGGTGTACGGCGTGAAATTCCCCAAATACACGTACAGCAACACGCCAACCGGCGTGAAGACCCGAGACAACGCCAACCTGACCATCGAGATCAGCACCAACGCCAAGGCCGGACGCGACGACTACGCGCCCCTGAACGCCTTCCGCACATGGGACGTCAACGCCACCGTGGACGACGACGGCGTGCCCCATGTCACCGCCATCGACGGCATCGACACCCGCTTCAAACGCGACGGCAGCAACGGCGACGTGTACGTCATGACATGCCCCGGATACTACAAGCTCGAAAGCACGAGCACCCACAACGAATTCCTGTACAGCGACACCCAGTACGACGGTTACGCGCCATTGCCCGGCGTGCTGCTGCCCGACGGCAGCAAACGGCCATGCCTGTTGTTCGCGAAATACGCCGCCTCCCTCGACTCCCAGCAACGCCCCCTGTCCGTCAGCGGCAAGGAGATCGACCGAGAATTCGGCTCCCAGAACCGAGCCATCGACTACGCGCTCAAGAAAGGCAAGGGCTACGCCGGCCGCTGCGCCGGCGACACCTTCTATGTCCAGCTCATGCTCATGCTCAAATACGCCACCAAAAACTCGGACGTGCTCGGCGGCTGCTGGCAGTACACGCCTCAGACCGCCGTCACCAAGGCCGAAACCGGCGTCAAGCGCGTCATCATCGCCACCAGCTACGCCAACAACTTCGACGTCGGCAGCACCGTCAATGTCGGCACCGACAAGGAACGCAACAACGCCGGCAACTACAGCGCCGCCCGGGCACGCACCATCCTGAGCAAGACCGCCATCGACGACAGCAACACCGCCCTCAACCTCGACGGAACCCCCATCACCACGACCACCGCATGCTTCGTCAGCAGCATGCCGTGGAAGACCGGGGCCACCGACAAGCTGCTCGGCACCGACGGCCGCCCATCCGCCGCGTTCGCCGCAAACCACCAGCCCATCCGCCTACAGGGCATCGAACTGTTCAACGGCATCTACGAAAGCGACGCCGACCTCATCGCCAACGCCGTCAAGGACAACGACAACCTCGGCCGCATCGAACTCTACCGCGTGTTCGACATCACCAAGGCATCCAAGACCTCGACGGCGAACTACACCAAGATCGGCGAATTCGCCGCACGCGACAAGACCACGAACGACTCATGGCGCTACGCCGAGGACTTCACCCTGTCCAATGGCGTAATCATCCCCACGGGACTGGGCGCGACGAGCACCACCGGCATGTGCGACGCCATCGGAGCCAACCCGCTCACATCCCAAGGCCTCCGACAGGTGCTGCGCTTCGGCGACCTCGGGGATGGGGTGCAGTTCGGCGCTTTCGCCGCGGGCCTCGGGGACGACCTCGCGTACCGCTGGTGGGGCGTCGGGGGCCGCCTGTCTGCGCTCGGTCGCACGAAGGCGTAGCCGCAGTGCGATGGGGGG